CTTGGGACGATATTCCAGGTACTCGGCCTTTTCCAGGTCAAATACCTCGAGCAACATCTGCACCTGGCACATGTAGTGTTCTGGCACCTTACCGTGCTCCAGTTTGCGGGAGATTGGTGCCTTGTATTCACAGAGGATGCCGCTCTCGCTGATGCCGTCGGGTGACCCCCCCAGCCATTCGTGGATGTCGTGTCTCTTCAGGCCGAATTCATACACTTTCTCCCCCAGGAGTTCCTGGTGCAACTCCAATATTTCTCTTTCATATTTATTTCCGTGGGCCACCGCCCTCTTTCCGAATTCAGAAAACTCCTCCTTGAATCCGCAGTATTTAGCCACCAGGGTGTCGGCAGTGGAGTACTTATTCACCCCCAGGGCCTGGCCGACATTCGAGGCGGACAAGACGTCCTTCCTGAGGGCGAACCACGCCTCCGTTCTTTGTTCAATTATGGGTTCACCCAACAGTTTCTTCACGACCGGATGCATCCTCCTCTAATTAGATGTGCCCGCTATCTTTAACTGGTGATTGTTTTTGCGCTGAAGAAGTTCAACATTTTCCATCTTTTCGAGCCGACGTATCGCCCAGTAGGCTCCCTCCTGTTCGGCCGCCTTCTTCGTGGATCCCCTCCCAATCCCCAGCTGATTACCCTGGACGAAAACAGCGACCCTGAATTGTCTCGATTCGTTGTGCTCCACCTGACGATATTCGGGCAAGGCCCACCCCCGAGCCTGCAGTGCCCTCATCAGGACGTCCTTGTAGTTTGTATTGTGGAATATGGTTCTCATGTCAAATATGTCTGGGTTGAGGAGTAATCCCAGGAACCAGTCCCTGGCGGTGATCAGACCCCTGTCGAGGTAAATCGCGCCCAGGAGGGCCTCCATGACATCCTCCATGATGGAGGGATTGTAATTCCACTGTTTCTCGTAGCCCTTCTCGTCCATCAGGATGTACTTGGGAATTCCTATTTTCATCGCGATGGAGGAGAGTGTCTTGCCCTGAACGATTCGAGCTTTCATCTGCGTCAGGGATCCCTCCCTCTTCTTGTTCCCGAAAGTGTCATAGACATATTTAACGACAATCAGCTCGAGGGCCGCATCACCCAGGAATTCGAGATTCTCGTAGGACTCGCTGACGTTTTGATTCACCTCCAGCGACCTGGACTTGTGTGTGAAAGCTTTTGCGTAAATCTCAAACGAATTTACGCGAAAGCCAAGAAATTTTTCGAGTTCCTCCTGAGTAAAGGACATTTTATTATACTACACGATTAATCCTCGGTGCATTTTTTTACTCCATCAGGAAATGATGCTTCAATCGGGAATTCATGGTGAGAAACGTCAATTTGTTCCCGTTCTTGCTGGGTGATAGGAGGGCAGCGAGCCTATCGTCGGCGGCGATGTTCGTACCGGTCGATAGGTTGTTGTTCTTCACGTAGGCGTTCGCGATCGCGAGACCCTCCTTGCGAGTAGTGACGTGATCCGGGGGAAGTCCCGCAAATTCGGCAAATTCCCTGGAGATCTTACACTCCCTGTGGTAGACGGAGTTCTTCTTGCGTTCGGCCTTCTTGGACCCGGTCGGATCCTGTGAGTCCCTCTCGATCTTCTTCACGAACTTGTGAATATTCTTCACCTCCTTTTCAAGATTGTCTAGCTTGAGCATCATGTCATTGAGGATGCTCTCCATGGTTATATTATAAATGCACCCCACCCTTTAACTTACTTCGTCAGGAGGCTCCCACCGATTCCATCCTTGATGGAGTACATCTGGGTATCCCGGACGAATGCGCCCGTATTGCAAAATCCCCCCGGAGCCCGGTTGGAGGAGTACATTCCGTTGTTGTCCTCGCCCACCCCTCCTGTGCAGTTCAGGTCGTGCTTCAGGGTCCACAGTCCGGAGGGGTCGGTCGTACCCTCGACCTCCAGCGGGGCCAGTTCGTACATCGATCGATTGTATATAGTTAAGCCGACCAGTACGATGAGGGCAACAATGAGGGGCAGGTATTTCATTTAGTATACAATTAGAATTTTTTTTTATTTCCGTGGGTGCGTGAAATATCAATTAAAGAAATCTCCCTATTATGTATACGGAGAAAATGTCAGATCTGGAAATAGAATTTACCAACGAGGACGACGGGATCATGATGGCCCTCGGTGAATCAGATAACGAGGGGGGTGTGGTGTTTGATGCCGGAAAGAAAGTACAACAGAGAAACCTCAAGCGTAGGAACAAGACCATGAAGAAAATCGAGAAGGCCAAGGCCAGGTTCGAGGCAGAGGAGGACGTCGATCCCTCAAGTTTCCTGGGAATGTCAAACAGGGGCGAGGTCCCCAACAGTGATTCCGACGCGGACCCGGAGGAGTCCAACTCTGACATGTCGGACGATGAGGGCCCCGGGCCCGAGGTGGAAACACCGGCGGTGGAAATGTTACCGTCCATGGGTTATAAGACAATCGACGATGAGAAGTTGGATCTTCTCAACAAACTGCAACGCCTCCAGTCGAAGGGACACACAGTAAAAACCCTCAACATTTACTCCGACATAACAGACATCCGAGCAGAATACCAGAGGATCACCTACGGCATGGAGATAGATCAGGGGACCCGTTTCGCGAAGAAGATGCTGGTGACGGCCGTCAGCGGTCTCGAATTCTTGAACACCAGTTTCAACCCACTGGACATCGATCTTGAGGGGTTTGGTGACAACACCATGGAGAATATCGACGACTACGAGGCCGTCCTGGAAGATCTGGTCGTCAAATATCGAACCAGCGCCAAGCTCGCACCAGAACTCAAACTGATACTCATGCTTGGTGGGAGTGCAGCCCAGTTCCACCTGACAAAGACGATGCTTAAATCCATCGACATGTCTCGACCCCCTGCCAGCAGGTCTTCCGCCAGGGAGGGTGCCTCCGAGATGTCGGGGCCCTCCACGGGGGGGATCGAAAATCTAATGGCCAACTTCTTGTCGTCCAACGGCGATCGTCCCAGCACAGTATCCTCGAGAACCAGGGACGGTGTGGTCGAGCCCATACAGGAAGTGGAGGATGACAACCTATCAGTATCCGACATCGTGAGCGAGACCGAGTCCATGAACTCCAAAGAAATTTCCGTGACTCCCAAACGCAAACCCCGCCGATCCAAGAAGGAGGCGATCAACGTGTTAACAATTTAAAATTTTCCCACCATAGAATATATGAAACTCCTGGATGAGGGGGTAGAGGAAGTCGGCAATTTTGCCACATTTGAGAGATACGAGAAGCCAGAGCCAGAGAGGTACGTTCCCCGGGATATCTCCGGAAAAGGCTTCTGGCTAGATGTCGTGGACAACGAACTAGCCGTGATTCTCATGGTTTACATTTTGAGTATCATCCTCGTGACCTACCGTTAGTACTATTTTACACCTCGATACGCAAATCGACCTGTAAAATATTATAATTTCATGAAATTCCATGAGATTTAAGTAAAACCGCTAAATTTTTCTCGACTGCAGATTTTTTATTATTCGGTAATTTCATAATTGTTTTGAATATTTCACGAAATTCGTGATTCCTGCTATCCTCATGTACAGTGTCCAGTTTACTCTGGAAAGTTTGTGCAATACTTCCGGCGCTCCCTCTCCGGGTGGACCCGTTCCCGTGGGTGGTAATATGTGATTCCGCCCCCTTCCTCCCTACGTATAGCAATTTATCTGAAACACCAAACAATTGCAAATTAGGAATCTGTGCATAACAGCGGTCAATGAGTAGTGTGGGTTCTCTCTTCAAGACAGTAAAGGAGAGGAAACAATAAATCCCGCACATAACACCATCCGTAGTCCCCAGTACGGTAGTACGTCTTCCGTCGATCTCGGTGGGTTTACTGATAACGGTTAAAATCTGCATTAAATCGCCCAGGAACTTGGAAAGTTTCTCGGTGGTTCCGCCCTTTTCAGCACCCTTTCTTGTCTCACCAGGCTTCGTATACTTCTTATTTAAATACTGATGAAACTTCCCCAACTCACATGAATATAAATCGAGACTGGTGTTTCCGATTTTAAATTTACAGTCGTTGAGGTTGTACATTTGCCTAGACTTTGGTTTGACTTCCCGGAGGGTGCTGACCTCTTTCCTCAGCCCCCCCTGGGGCATGAGATTACCTGGGTCAACACGATTAGCCAGTGTAATTAAAGATTTCAAATAGTACCCATCCCCTCCCTTATCCTTAATCGTCGATTTTTGAATGAGAGATGAAATGGCAGCGTCTTTAGAATCACTATCTATTGAGATATAGATAGGGTCTTGTGATGGATTTTTTGCATAGTCCTGTAATTTCATACCAGGTGGGATCGTCATGGGGTTTTGTATACCGAAAATATCGACGAGATTATCTTTTAACTTTAGCTCGAAATTGCTCCTGGGTTTGAGACACTTTTCATCAATGATATCGTGAATGATCATTTTTTTCATGAGGTTCGTTGGTTCGGTGGGGAATATTGGGATTTTGCTATTATTAAGGCTATTGGGGACGACGTCAATATTATTTACTTCATCAGTCCCGGCAAATTTTTTCACGATGTCACTTTTCAAAAATTCCTCAAATGTCATGCTGATCGTGCCATCGTGACGCATGTCTAACCACATTAAGAGATAAAAATTTAACTTATTTTCTCCTTTTAAACTTATATTAAGGGTAAGGGGTGAATTAATGTCATCGAACTTAAATTTCGATCTCATATGTCTAGCGATTAAACCAAACTCTATCTTCAGGCGTTCATGTAGTAAACCTTTATTTTTTGGATATTTAATTCGTGAAAATGCACTAGCCTGAGTAGAATAGTATATGGAGTACAACATATTGTAAACTCTAACGGACACTCCATCCTTCGGTATTGTTCCGAAATATTTTTTGGTAGTTTTCGATTCTTCGTTTATTTTTTCTAAAATATTCAAATATTCTCTCTTCTTGCTTATGTTTCTTTTAATTTTAGTTTGGGTGGCTCTTTTACGTCTAGTCGGTAATGCGATCACCCGAACACTCTTCCGCCTGACCGCTTTCTCCGTTTTATCGGTTATATCTTTCAAAACAGCATTTTCAGCAGTCTTGTACTTCGTCTGCTTAATCTGATCTATCCGAGCGCTCCTCCGCCTTATCGTCGATTCGGACTTGACGGGGGTGGGTGTGGGGTTTCCCTTTCTCTTCGTCTGCTCGCGAGCGCTCCGCCGCCTTATCGTCGATTCGGACTTGACGGGGGTGGGCGTGGGGTTTCCCTTTCTCTTCGTCTGCTCACGAGCGCTCCGCCGCCTTTTCAGTGATTTGGGCCTGACAGGATCGGGCGTGGGGTTTCCTGTTCCCGTCGTCCTCTCGCGTTGTTCGATCCGAGCGCTCCTCCGCATTGTTTTGAGGGAGGCCATCTGTTCTCGCATCCTTTTTCTCCCTACCACCTCCCTTGCTGTTTTCGGTTCGGACTTTTCGGGAATGATTGGAAAGGCATGAGTCGAACCACCGGATTCCATGGGTGACACCGGAACAACCGGACTCCTGTCCTCCGCCCCTGTCATGTTATTATAAAACAAAATATATTTCATAGTAACAATTAGTTTTTTTCGAATTTCGAACAAATTTGTTCGAATCCCAGAACATATAGGGCGATTTTTTCGTCCCTCGTCATGGAGAGGTTGCCTAGATTTATGTCGGTGTCTATGATTACTTTATTAGGGAAATTATCGTAAGTTTCCGTATTCAGCAACGACGAGGAAAACGTCGTGAATACGCGGTGGGAAAACTCGACGAAGTTGGTAATACCCTCGTCGCTGGGTCTAATCAGATTATCTCCCAGGGCCACGATGAGAACGTCCTCGGGTCTCATGCCCAAAAATGGGGAGAGGGGGTACTTCTCCAGTGCGGCCGCGTCGACATAGAGCTCCCCATCGATTGTCACGGGGGCGAACACAAAGGGCACCGCCGACGAGGCCGCCATGGCATCTACGATACTCAAATCCGGGTGCGTCAGGTGACTGAAGTATATGGTCCTGGCCCGGTGGAGATTGAAGGCCGATATGTGCAGGTCGATTTTCGTCATGTTGTAGAACTCTTTCATGGTCATGGAGGGATTAAACCCCATTTTCTTCATCACCAGAGTTAGAAATTTCTTCCAGTGTACTATACCCCCCCACGAGGTGGTGAGATCCACTATGTTGAATTTTGTATACTCCGTCAGGTCTTCGAAGATGACATTCTTTATGGATGGCTTCAATGACATCGCCGCAAAGAGAAAGGCGGCTATGGACCCGGCAGACGAGCCACTGACCCTATCGATGTGCTGCGCCACCCCCCGGTCGTACAGGGCGTCGCAGGCGCCCGACAGACTGTAGAATCCCATCACCCCCGGACCGAATACCACCGCGCTCGGCATATTCCTTACGAAAAGGAAATAGGAAAAAACACTCTCAATAACGCGATGGACAGGGAGTGTAAAATTGAATAGATTAAAATTGCGTTTGTGCTGTTCGGGCGTTTCAGGTATATGCTCGATATCAGTAGTGTGTTCGTTATTATTTCGACGCGATTGAATTGATTTCCCAGGACGAGGAAGGTGAACATGAGAAGAATCCCGTATACGGGAATGATTAATTCTGTCGACACGCCCGGCACGTGCAGGAGGAAAGCTGCGAGCAGGCCCGGGACGAGCACTTTCGCGGATGAAATGTCTGGTACAATCATTATAGATGTACAACATATTTATATTTCATTCCAAAATTTTTTAAAGTTCTGGCGCGACACGCCGGGAAAATAGTGATCGATGATCTTAAAAATGTTCATTTCATCCTGGGTCAGGGGAGGGTCCGTGGGGGAGTATGGGGATGTTTCCTCAGTGTTATAAATAAATTCCAACAGTCGGGAGGACGTGAACCGTCTGGAGGGTATTCCACGGGATTCCACGTATTCCTGTATCTCATCGAATGTCGTCAATACTGAATCGCCATGCTGGGTGAAGAAGTCCTCCAGCCCCCCGTCGTACAGTTCGGCGTATTCGCCCTCGTTATCCGATCCCAGTTCCTCGTCGTATTCGTAATCCACCTCGATATATTCCATACTGATCCCTATATTTCACGTGGTACCATGTCTTTAACTTTTATTCACCCTGATGGAGTCGACCTCGCGGTCTGGTCGAGTCTCGTCAAGATAAACCAGGAGGAGGTCGTATATATTCTTCTGACCACTATTTTCAAAGAAATCGCGGATGCGTTCCTTCAGGGATTTCACCGACTCTGAGGCCTTCGCCGACTTAACGTTGTGACTAACCACCACCGAATGCTTCTCTGACTTGACCGCGTCGATCTGACCGGCGGACATTGCCTGCTTGATGTAGTTGCGTAAATCCTTCTCCCTGTTTCGCAGGACCCGGGTGTCGGAACCGATCTCCTTAAGTTGGTTCTTTAGGTTTAACCACTCCTCCAAACGTTGTTTGAACTCTTCATTTAAGGACATTTTGTAATATATTCAAGTAATAATAAATTAACACAAAAATTACGCGATTAAGCGAATTTTAATGTCGTTATTCAATAAAAACTAATAGGCGGAGGGGAATTCCATTCCGCGGCGCCCGGTGTCGGCCACGATCGTGGATGTATTGAAGATGCTCACGGGCTTGCGGGGGTTGATGGGCTCCTGACGGATGCTCTGGTTGGAGTTCCTCAGCGAGCCTGAAATCGACTCGGGGTACCCAATCTGTTGCCGAGTATCGAGAAAGCTCTGTCCCTTGAGAATGTCGGTAGGCAGAAGCATGCCGCTGTCCTCCGCGGGGGCGGGGGCGAGGCTGGGTAGGAGGCTAGAGCTCACACCATTGCCAGGGAATCCCATGTCTGGCGCGGCAGCCATCCCTGAGTTCTCGATGGGGGATCCCCGGATTTGGTCACCGATGGCCTCATACCTGGATCTCGAGTAGAATACCCACCCGATAACTGCAGCCACCGCCAAGGCCACGACTGCCAGAAAAATCTTCATGTTCTTGGGGGTATTTCGCATCACTTTATAATTAAGTTATGAAAAAAAATATATCAATCCTCGAACTCGTCCTCCCCCCCACTCGAGACTTCCTCGTCATTTTCGAACAGCGATGTCGGCACCACCCTCTTGGATGCCCTCGTCCTAACCCTGCGAATCTGGACGAGATCGTAGATGGACTCGATGGAACTCTTCAGGAGCTCGATGGCGGTGAGGTCCACCGCGATCGACGTGGTGGAACCCACTTCCGGGAATGCCTCGATTTCCTGATTATCTTCGTCGAATGATCGAGAATCGGCGGTCTTCCTGACCCGGAGGATTCCCGACTGGACCGACGGCCTGTAGGCCGACTGAATTGTGAGGTCGTTTAGCTCCTTCCCAAACCAGGCCATCTTCGAACGCTTCGCCTTGTCCACGATGAGGTCGTCCACCCTGGAGAGACTCCCACATTCCGCCTTGCTGACGTCGAAGTGGATGTCGACATCGCCGACCTCCACGACCTTGATATTCCTGATAATAATGGGATCCGACAATTTGGCGGCGATACGCTTTACACCGTTTTCATCGACAACAATCTTCTTGGAGAACTTCATTTTGTAATTTGAAGATATAAATAATAAAGAAATATAACGCACCTGATTTTTTTTTACTATCAGGTATTATATATGTCGTGGACGAAGGTGTTAAGACTATTCCACAAGGTCACAGAAAATAAGATGAAAGACCACGTAGGGAAATATATTGGGGGAGGCACCTATGGGGCCGTGTATGAATGGGGGAGAGATGGCCGATACGTCATCAAATTTTTCAAGCATTACAGCGAGATGAATATGAAGGAAGTAAATATTTCCATCTACGCAGGCCTGAAGGGTTTCGGTCCCAAAATTATATACGCAAATCCAACCATGTTCCGAGACAAATCGACGAAAGATTCAAGAAACATGGTGGGCTACATGGTCATGGAACGTCTCACTTGCACACTGAGAGATATAAAGGTGAATGATATGTATGACCAGAGGGTTGAAAAAATGATTCGCACTACCGTCACACAAATGCACGACGCGGGAATTCTTCACGGAGACCTCAGTTCCAATAATGTTGGAGCTTTCATAAGGAATGGTGTGGTTCGGTGTATACGTATATTCGATTATGGAGCGAGTATCAAGATCGATCCACGCACCAGGAGGACTTTGAAGGATTGGTACTATAGGGGACTCGCGGCGGCGTGGCAAATGCAAGAAGTTCGCGCTAACATAGCTTTTGGTTACCTTAACCAGCACACCACCGAATTTAAAAACAATGAAAAGGTACCGTGGCGGGAGGCGCAATTGTTGCGTAAGCCGGAGAGGGGCGACGCCTTTTACGAAGAGTTTGTACGTGCCAAGAAAATCTCCTACAAGAAAGCACTAAATTATTCAGTTAAAGTAAAAAAAATACCAGATATTACGGATTTAAATAATGTTGGTCTGACGTTCGTCAACCGGGAGGGTCGCTTGGTCCCAATTAATCCCCGTAAATCCCCGACCAAGTCTCCGATCAAGCCCCGCGCCAAGTCTCCGACCAAGCCCCGCGCCAAGTCTCCGACCAGACCCCGCGCCAAGCCCCGCGCCAAGTCCCGCACCAAGCTTATCAAAAATCCCCTGACGGGTCGATATATCTCGAAGTC